TGCTTGACTAGATCCATTCCCACTATATAATACGCCGCTCATGCGCCCGTAGCTCAGCTGGATAGAGTACTTGGCTACGAACTAAGGTGTCGGAGGTTCGAATCCTTCCGGGCGCGCCATATACCAAAGTTGTAACTTGTTGATTAAAGGAGCTTTTTAGCTCCTTTTTTCATGCGTGCCTCAAAAAACCTTCCGGGCGTGCCCCAAAAATGCCCCAACGGGTCTATATGCTTCAAAAAGTTAAGGTGAATGTAGAATTGCCCCAAAAAACCTTCCGGGCGTCAGAGCCGTCCCTTCCGGGCGCGGATTGATATTTACCCGTTGGAAACTTCCCGCAATTTCCCAAAATTATTGTTACCTCTAACTCCAATTTTGTCACTTGCAGCAGCCCCATTGATGGCGTTGTTGGCAAATTTAGCATTATGGCCGGGTGCAAAGTAGGCGTATTTCCGTACCATCTCGATACTGGACCAACCACCTAACTCCTGTAACACCTCAATCGGGGTTCCCCCCATGATATGCCACGTTGCCCAAGTGTGTCGGGTACCGTCATGCCAGGAAAACGAGTCATACTTGTACTCAGAATCAGGATGAATAGGGTATCGTGGATCATCATTTCTGGCGTATTTACGAATTCCTACACGGTCCAATGCTTTGTACCAAGCCTTAGTCGTGAAATCACCTGTGATATGTCTTCCATAATTATTGGTAAAAACATATCGGTGGTTTTTTCCAATCTGGTTCCGAACAACTTCTATAGCTTCATCGTTCAAAGGAACCGAGATTGCATTCCCGGATTTGGCTGAATCTGGATGTACCCACACTACCTTCCGAGTCAGGTCTACTTGCTCCCATTCCATGTCTCGCAGATTAGCAGTACGTAGTCCTGTGTTTAGCCCAAACTTGAAGATCGGCTTTAGGTGAACGGGAAGTTCTTTTAATAGGCGATCAGCTTCTTGTTTGGTTAACCAGCGAACACGTTTTTTCTCGCGTTTACTGAGTTTTTCTCTCCGGAGTTTAGGGGCGTTTTCTAGCCATGTTAGTCCTCCTTCATCTTCCCATTCCATACAAGCAAGATTGAGTAGGTGATTGATGACCTCCAGATAGCGGTTAATGGTGCTCTTTTTCAGGCCGGCCTGCTGGAGTGGGTTTCGTATATTTTGGTCCACCCAGTAACGATTGATATCTTTTAAAAGAACATCAGAAACACCGGGATTGTGTTCTTCAATCCAGATGAATTTGGCAATATCCTTATCAAGAGAGAGCTTATCGCTCTGAGTTTTTTCCAGAATATACCTATGTACCGCTTCGCCCCATGTATGTTCAAGACGAGCTTCTCCAGCTTTAACCTTAGCTGTTTGTTCTAATTGTGAAAGAGCTTTGGCAGCTAGAAGTAGGACTTCTCTTTCCTGGCCTTTAACAAACTCCGTAAGTGTTCGAGTCCGTAATTGGTCGGGTCCGGATGGTCCAAAACGGACGTCATATCCGAGTCTGCCATTTTCTTGTTCAAAAATGCGCATGATTTATCTCCTGTAGATTTGCGCAATCCACCATGAACACCTTCATCATAGTTCCTGCGGATAGATGATTCAATATCCTCCCTAATGAATACCCAATTACCGCCCACCTTGGAGCCGGGAATTTTCTTCTCTCTTGCAAGTCTGCGAACGGATTTTGGATGTATACCAAGCTCTTTGGAGAGGTCATCAACGGTTAGGAACATCGTCCTCTCCGATAAATTGCTCAGCCAGCATTTTGGACTCACGAAGTGCATCATCCGGGTTCCAGCCTGCGGCAAGCAGGCCATGGAGAATAATGAGCTGTGCATCTTTTATTTGCATGTAGTCTGTTGGTGGTTGATTGGTCATGGTGCTACTCCATGCTGTTTATTGGTTCTTAGTAGTGGGGTCTCAACCGCCATTTTGACTGACCACCCCTTGAGTAGCCGTTTTCTAATGCAGCCAACACTCAGTTTTGGGAGGTCGTCGTGCTCTTGGTGCGCCTTTGCAAGGGCAACAATGGATGGGTAGTCCTTGTAACGATAATGTTTGGGTTTGTTACGCATATCTCTTTCCAATTGCTACCCGCATTTGCTTTCGCCGCAGGAGGTGCAGGTCATGCAACCATCCATCTTGATGAGAGTCATTTCATGGCACTTTGGGCACTCCTCACCAGTTACCGGTTTCTTATTGGTAAGAGGTTGTATGGTCTCTGCTGGGTTACTCATTTCATCGATATGTTGTTCAAGGATGAAACCGAGCTCCTGCACCATCGAGTTGACCTGTCTGCCCAGCTCTCTGCTGGGGTAGGGGTACTCGGATCGAACCTCCTTCATCAATCGCACCACATCCTTGGGAGAGAGTGGTATATTGGATTGAAAGATATGGCTAATGAGGAGTGTGGAGAGATGCACCCACTGATCACACTCGCTGTGTTTTGAGTTGGCAAACAGTTCTACCGGCTTGCCTTCATGGTTGTTAATGGTGGCGTACAGGCTGATCTCTCTATAGTGATCACGTAATTTGTAGGTCTTGCCGTGCAGCTCAGAGGGGCGTTTAAGCATAGCTGGCGGCTGCTTTGCTGTGCTTTTTTCTACCACTGAGGCGCTGACAATAGGCTTGTCTATCTTTATTGCCATCAGATCACCTCCATGTGAAATGAGGAGCAACTGTTTTTGTTAATCGTATGTTCCATTCCGATTCTCCATGTCAAAGGGCAAAGTGGTCCGTTTAATGCCGGTGAGGTGGACCAGGCCCCAACTACAGAGGAGGCTGCGGCACTTCAGTGGCTAGGTTAATTGACTGTTACATCAATTGGCTCTGAGGGCTGTTCCGGTGCGCTCAGGGGCTCGTCTGCACGCCAGCTATCAATGGCAAATACGGGGTTAAAAATCTTGCCGTATTGCGCATGTTTATAGCTGGTGGACTCCAGATGAAATACGGGGATCAGGTCATCCTCTCCACGCTTGGAGCGGTTGATGATCTCCTTCATCAGGTTGGAGACAGCATTACGACCACCATAGGATGTGCTCTTGAACTGGAACACCTCACCACTGTGGATGTTGGTCAGGCGCAGAGCTTTCTGTGCCTTCCATCCATCACTACCCGGATGATCTGGTAGGCCGGACTGGTTGATGACACGACCTGAATCGATCGCGGTCATCTCCTCACCGACTGGCTTGCCATCCTGCCAGGCAATAAATCCATGACTGAAGTCCCCGAGAGACTCGACAGTAAACTGCTCGCTCTCATCCAGTACATGGTCTTCCATGCCGTAGATAAAGTTCCCCGATTTGTTGAACTTGAGAAAGTTGATGTTGGAAGAACCCGCATCCTCGGTGAAGGCTGAGATTGCGGACATTACATTTGAATTTACATTCGTTAACTGCATGATAATCACCTTAATATTTAGGAGTTAGTTAGTCTGGCGGACAGTTAACCTGTCACTGCCAGGGGAGGTTTGGTAGTAGTCGTCCAAATTGACTACCACCTGTTTCAGAGACTCCGTATCAAGGGTCGACCTTCCTGCTACGGGGACGTATGAAATTTTGTACTCGGGGAGCTGGTACTGCTGTACATCATTGCTGCGCAATACGAGCTTCAGCTCCTCGTCGATAGTTGATTTCTCGGTTTTGAGTTGTTTAAGTCGGTTCTTGAGATCACTGTGACGCATGGCCAACTCACTGATCTGCTCTTCCACATCATCTGGGATTGGCGGATTCTTCTGAGTGGGAAACTCATCAACAATTGCCTGTCCACAACGCTGCTTGTAGTTGCACCACTTGCAAGTGCCATCCACCTTGCCCTCTGGCATCAGATCCATCGGGTCACTGCTGAGGATCTCTGTAGCACGTTTGCGCATGGCTGTCTCAATGGTGGTTGAGTAGGGGATGACGTGGGAATCAATATCCGAATAGTCACTAGCATTGATGTAGACCAGAAGCCCAAAGCGTGGGGAGTGGTCGGTGGTCTTGTTGAAGAGCACCTGCTGGAGCTGGTTCTGGATAATGTGATCACTCTTTGGATTTCTGGAGACGGTGCGGGGATCACGAGACTTGATTTCCAGTGCTATGCAATCAGATTGGATATTAGGAATACCAAAGTCCATCAGGATATCTCTGGGAGCACCTGTGATCAGGCCATCCGGTGTTGCGCTGAGATCCTTATCGACCAGTGTCACTTGGGCATCTCCTGCATACAGAAGATCCATCCCTTGACGCTGGACTGCAGATTTCAGGTTACCCTGAAACCACTCCTCAGCAACATTGCCGCGCTCTGTATAGCCCCAACTCTCTACCGTGCCTGGGTCCATTTCCGCGCCACTTTTCTTAAAGCAGAGCATTCTGGAGCACTGGTTGAGTTCTGATGCACTGCCGTGGGTATTACGCCCGGTATAGATCTCTCCATCCTGGGTTTTGAAGATGGTTGGGGCGATCTCATCGGAGATCAGTTCTGGGATATTTTTAAACATTGTTGGATACCTCTAATTGGTCTAGCACAGCGGTTTTGCGCTGCAGAGTGCGTTGGATGGCGTGATCGAGACTTCCGGCAAGGGCGAGGAAGCGGATCCAGACGTGGTTGGTTTGGCCGACCCGATGTACCCGGTTAGCGGCCTGCAAATTGACTGCGGGGGACCAGTCACTCTCGACAAACACCACGTCAGACGATGTGGTAAGGGTGATGCCGGTGTTTCCAGCCCCCAGTGATATAAGCGCCACCCTTATGGATGGGTCGTCCTGAAAGCGATCTACTGCGTCTGAGCGTTCATGGATGGTCTGGCTGCCAAGGATTCGCACAAGAGGGATTCCTTGCAGTTGGTCCCGGAGGATTTCGCCAACCTCTTTATGATGATAAAAGACCACCAGTTTTTGAGTGCCGCCACTGAGGGTGTCTCTAATGTATCTGGCGGCTATGGGTGCCTTTACGATGCCGGTGAGTCTTCTGAGTGTGGAGAGTTCACGGTTTTTACGGATGACCACCTCATCCAGGTCGCGGTCTCTGGTCTCGTTCAGAACAGATCGGAGTTCATCGTATTCTGGTGAGTGTTCCAGTATCGAGAGTTCACTGGATGCAGTAGATGCGTCCATTACCTCGGTGGTGATTCGTTTGGGAGGAAGGCTCTTTTCCAGATCCTTCTTCGTAAAGCGGATGAAGGTGCCACTGCGCCGCTCATTGAGCTCATCCATGTTTTGGCTACCATAGATTTGTGTACCAAACTTGGTCTGCTTGCGATACGCATAGCGCTTGATGAAAGAGAGGTAGTCGAGCCCAATATCCTCAAAGCGTTCTGGCCAGTTGGCACGAAGCAGGGGGTAGAGTTCCCCGATGTGATTTGGCATAGGGGTGCCGGTGAGGTACCAGTTGTGGGTTGCTCTTGAGATAATTCCGCTGCCATCGCAGTGTGGGCCCAGAATGGCCACGGTGCGGATGGCGTTTGAGTTCTTGAGATAGTGCGCCTCGTCGAAGATTGCCACATCAAACTGCTGGTTCATCAGCTGCTTTTTGATCTTCTTCTTTCCTACCAGGTTGTAGGAGATGATGGTTACATCTCCCTCAATCCTGTCGCTGGAGGAGGTGACGATCTGAATGGTGCGCTCTACTGTACTGACACGACCATGCTCCCGTTTCCAATGGGTGCAGACGATGGCGGGGCAGATGACCAATACTCTTTTTGCCTTGGTGCGATCTGCGGCATCCCATGCTGCAGCGGTTTTGCCAAAACCCATTTCGCTTAGATCACAGGCACGCTTTCTGGAGGCCAGGAACTTGCTGGTGGTGACCTGTTTTGGTTGAAGGGTCAGTCTTGGAGGCTCTTCCGCCTTCTCTAGGGTGTACGCTCCCCCCATACCGGCCTTAATGGCCAGATCCTTTTGGTTTTGCATGGAGGCCTCCTAGACGGCTTGTGTCTTGGAGTGTTCGGCGGCTATCTGTTCCTCGCAGATGCGGAAGGCCTCGTTGGCTGCATTGATGACAACATCGTTGAGGAGACTGGTGACCATATCTTCATCCACAGCTAGCGGATAGCCGTTGGTGAGAAACTCTTTCTGGAGCTGTGCTGCAGTGGTAATGGTATGAATGGGGGAGAGGATGCTCTCGATTTCTGATATATAGCTCATCTAAATTCCTATTTACGTATCAAATTTTCGTAAAAAGAAGGGAGCCACACTGTGCATAAATTGTTGACGAACACATTTGTGTTGTCACATAATGCGAGGAGTGACTTCCTACTTTGCTGGTCTGTCACTCAGAGAGCGCGCTTTTTACTTTCCAAGGTAGGGCGTGCTTTCGTCGTTCCAGGGTTCTTCATTTCTGAAGAGTGCTTGAAATTTACCTCAGTTATGGAACCACTTCAAGCAACATAATGTCCATAATTTCAAATTCTTTTAGCCATTTTTTGGCCGGTTGTTTTGTAATGGTTTTCCTCTGTATCTGTTTGAATATAAAAGAAATCTTTTTGGCCGATTCTTGCTGTTATTCGTAGTGACTACTTTCGTCTATGGCTGTTTGCAGGTCTGCAACGCTAACCCCCTTGAAGGAGTGACGGTTTTCCCATGCCTCTATGGTTGTCCCACGAAAATCATCGATATTCTTGCAGCCACCTCGTTTGAAACTGGGATATAGATCCTGCAATCCATGATGGTTGAGAACTGATTTGAGGGCTGCAATTTTGCGGTAATTCTGTATGGAGCTTCTCTTGATAGTTCGTATACCGAGTTCTCTGCAACGCTGGTTTGCCTTTTCCATCCAGTAGGAGCAGGACTGAGCCCAGGCATTAGGAAGAGCTTCCTGATCCCAGACCTCCTGAAAGATTGCTTGACGGTTTCGGCCGTTGACCTTGGTGGGTAGTTTGGGGCCTTGAGTATCAAGTTTTCCATCTATGTTTTCTTCAATGACGTTGCCGATCAATGCTGGGAAGATGTGTTCATTGCTGTAAATGAGGCTGATCCCATGAGTCTCAACAAGGTGGGCATGAACCAGCTCCCAGAGTGCATTGGGGTCAGTGACAGTAGGGTAGTTCTTGGTAACTATCTGGTAGGAATTCTCGGCAAAGTCCTTGAACTCATCCTCACGATCCCATGTGAGTGATGTTTCTGGAGCAATTTGGTTCTTTGAGAAAAACCTATCGATGACGGTACCTTTGACAAAGGTTGCAATAGCATCAAACATCACTTCATCAACTCCTCCCACTCAATCTTGTCAACAAGCTCCTGCAGACGCTTATTGAGCATGAGAACATCTTCTTTGAGCTTGTTGACCTCTTCCGCAGTGGCTGCGTCCTTCTCATCAATCTCACCATCTCTCAGAGCGTCAGCAAATCTTGGTTTGAGTAGCTGCCAGAGCTCGATTTCAAGTACATCGGCAAGTTTTATGAGGTTGGTCAGGGTAGGGTTGGAATCTGTGTCATTGAGCATGTTAGAGATGGTACGTTGGCTCAGGGCATACTGTCGTCCCTGCTCTCTGCTCTTTTCCGCTAGCTGATGGGTGGAGACGCGCATCTGGCCCATTCGTACCTGTAACACCCGTGCAATCTCTCTACGGATAACCTCCGCCTCGGGCGGGGTGTTCTTCTGACGATTGAGTCTGGCCCGGTACAGCTTGTAGTTGTTGAGGATAGTGCGGAGTTCGTCATCAGAGCATTGCCCTCCCAGTTTGAAAACGAGCCAGATGTAGGGGAGGTCGCTCTTCTTGATCCCCTCATCGCTGGGGGGGAGACCGGTCTGTTTCAGTAGGTCAAAACACTTTTCAATCGCACGACTGATTGTGTGAGACTCCCATGGTACGGCCCCTAACCACTTTTCGATTATCACCAAATCTTCATGGTAGTTAAACCCAAATTGATGCACTTTCGGTAGTTCTGGGATCTCTCTGAAAAGCTCCTCTATGGGAAGTGCTTTTTCTGGCTGTGAATCAACTGGGCCTGGTCGGTCAAAGGATGGATGCATTGGAATCTGCTCTTTTATGTAGGGTCTTTCGAGCATTAAACCCCAAACTATCCACAGTTGCAACCCCTGTTTGAGCAATATAAAGATATAAAACGTATCTTTTCTGCAAATACAGCTATCACTCATCCCTTAACTTGCTTAACGTGCCCTCACTATGAATGCGCAACAGATTGTCTCAGAGCTTCGAAATCGGCTCAGAAACCACCGGGGACACTACTCCCAGATGTGCAAATGCACGGGATTGGATCTCTCTTGGTTGTCGAAATTTGCGAACTCAAGGATTGAGAACCCGACTATCAAGCAGCTGGAAAAACTCGACCGCGAATTGACTCGCTGGGAGGAGGGTTTCCGCTGCTGAACACTTAATGATCCCCTGGCTCGTTTTAACTTAACCCAAACCCCCTTTGGTGAACTAGCGGGCTAGGGGGTCACCAAACCCTTCAAGGAGAAGCTGATGAATATGGATGATTGTTACCAGAACTTGCCGTCAATAGATTGCTTGGTCTCCAATAGTGATGGAGGGGTTGGCAATGGGTGTAACTGATGTCGAGAAAATTGCCCAGGCACTGGGAGACGCAAGAGTATCCGGGGAGGGGTGGATCTGCAGATGTCCGGCGCATGATGACAAAACGGCCTCTCTTTCAATCTCTGCGGGAAAGCAGAGGGATGTCATTTTTCATTGTCACGCTGGGTGTGATTTCAAGGATGTGCAGAAGGAGCTGATTCAGCGCGGGCTACTGCCTAAACCGGCACCAATGGACTACACCTACGAGTACGGAGATGGCAGTTACGCCTTCACCAAACGGCGTAGTGTCTCTGTTGATGGGAAGAAGAGTTTTCGTTGTGGGGTCGTGGGGGAGAAATACAAGAATGGTTGGAAGGGGGGGATTGGGTTTATCGACCGCAAGCCGCTATACCGATTGTCTGCGCTCCACCAGTTCTCCTGGGGGGATAGGGTAGACAAAGGGGTGGTGTTTATCTGCGAAGGAGAGAAGGATGTTGATCGGCTGGTGGGGTTGGGGCTGACAGCAACCTGTAATTTTGATGGTGCGGGCAATGGTAAGTGGAAGGATCATTACACTGCCGAGTTCAAGGGTCTTAATGTTGTGGTGTTGCCAGATAATGACCTTGTGGGGAGAAAACATGCGACGGAGATTGTTAAGAGTCTGTTGCCAGTCGTTCGCTCTATTCGCGTACTGGAGTTCCCGGGGCTGAAAGAGCATGGGGATGTGAGTGACTGGCTAAATGCTGGGGGAGACCCCAAGACATTAGGCGGGATGATTCAGGCTGAGATGCCAATCACCACAATGGAGGATCTAGAGGACCGCTGGAGTGATTGGCGGGATCGTTGGCACTACACCAATGGTAAAAACCCAACCCCACTGAAGAACTCTCACAATATTGCAGTGCCACTGCTGCACGCACCGGAGCTAAAGAAGAAGATTAAGTTCAACCTGTTCAGCTCAATGGTAGATGTGATGGCACCGATGCCATGGGATGCTGCTGGTGAGGAGTATCCGAGAATCTGGCGAGATACAGATGATACGGAGCTGACGATCTGGCTGAACCAGCAGGGACTCAACTGCAGTGAGAAGCAGATACGTTCTGTGGTGATCTCTGTGGCTTTCAAGAACCCATACGATGATCTGGTCAACTATCTGGAGGGGATTGATTGGGATGGGGTGCCACGGATCGATAATTGGCTGAAGAGTTACTGTTATGCAGAGGGGCCAGAGGAGTACCTCACTGCGGTTGGTTCCAAGTGGCTCATTGGTGCGGCAGCAAGAGGGCTTAATCCTGGGGTGAAGTGCGACACGATTCTGGTGTTGGAGGGTACCCAGGGGCGCAAGAAGTCATCAATGCTCTCGACACTGGCTGTTAATGATAAGTGGTTCAAGGATGGGTTGAGTCATATTGGCCACAAGGATGCAAAGCAGGAGTTATTGGGGCACTGGATTGTCGAGATCTCTGAGCTGGAGGCGATGTCTAAGGCGGAGGTTGGGAATATCAAGGAGTTTATCTCTTGTCGCAATGACAAATTTCGCCCCCCTTATGGACGCACGGTTCAGGAGTTTCCTCGTCGCTGCGCTATGGCTGGAACCTTTAACCCTACCGGAACCGGTTACCTGAAGGACTCTTCTGGTGGTCGTCGCTTCTGGCCAGTCACTGTCGAACGGGATATTGATCTGACGGCACTGGAGCGGGATCGGGATCAGTTATGGGCAGAGGCTGTGGTGCGCTATAAGCAGGGAGACAAGTGGTGGATTGAGGATAAGACCATCCTGCAGATAGCCCAACAGGAGCAGGATGAGCGTTACGCCGAGGACTTGATGGCTGAGGAGGTGAAGATGTACATCACCCATGAGCCTATTCCAGAGACCATAGATGGTAGTGATCGGATTGAAAATGTTGGTTGGCGACAGCGTCCAGAGCCGCTGGACAAGTTTTTCCCCGCTGATTTCTGGATGGATCGCTTCACGATGGACACCAATAGGGTAACAAGAGTGCAGCATATTGTAGTCGCCCAGACGCTTGCGAAGATGGGTTGGGAGAAAACCAAGCTGCGCCACCCGGTAAAAAAGAAGGTAAGCGCTGGTTGGAAGCCAAAAGTTTTAGAAAAAGAGGATGGGGTAACGGTTACAGGTAACGTGGTTGCCCACGCTTCGGTTACCTCTAGTGGTGGGGTAACGGATGGGGTAACAGAAGAGGTAACAGCGCAAGTTGTTGTAAATAGTGGAACAACTACTGGTTTGTTACCTGTTACCCCTAAATCTTCTATTACAAACAATATAGAGAGGAACAGGGATGTTGTTACTACTACTGTTTACCCTATAGAGAGTACAAACAGGGGTGGGGTAACAGTTACAGGTAACATTTCTGGAAATCTGGCTCTTGAGGACTCCCCGGAGGATGCCACGTCAATTCTGGTTGTTACTGATATCTCAGAGGCGAAGGAGCTGATCCGCAACATTTGTGTGGGTGGCGTTGTGGGGATGGATTTTGAGACGGTCGGTTTGCGATCCCTTGATAGTCCAGAGGTGAACCGGGTGCGCCTTGCCCAGTTCTGGCGTGATGGGGATGGTTTCATTGTGGACCTGGATTGTGTGGGAGGTCTCTCTGCAATAGCGGATGTGATGGAGGGCGGCCACTTTGTGGTCTGGAATGCATCGTTTGAGATGCGCTGGATGCAGGAAGCTGGGTGCGATGTGATGTGTGAGGATGGGATGATGGCATGGGCAGCTATCTCTGGTGCCACTATCGGTCTTGATGTTGCCTCTCTTGCACTGTTGGATGTGAGGCTAGACAAGCAGTATCAGAAGTCTAATTGGCACGGTGAGTTGAGTAGAGGCCAGCTTGAGTATGCGCTGAAGGATGCGGAGGTTGCCTGGCTGCTCTGGAATATCTTGAATACGCAGATGGAGGAACTGGGTGTGTGGGGTGGTTATGAGCTACTCCGTAATGCAACACGACCGGTCATTGAGATGGAGCGCTCCGGAATGCAGCTGGATCTACTGGCTCATCGCCGGATGATTCATAAGTTGGAACGTGGGCATGTATTGGCAACCAGTTTTCTGGAGAGACGTGTTCCTGCTGTAAAGAACTGGAACTCTCCGAAACAGATTGCTGGATGGGTTCGTCAGGTGATGCCGGTTCCTGTGCTACGAAGATGGCCACGGACCAAGAGTGGGGCACTCTCAACGGGTGGTGATGCTCTCCGGGAGTTGTTTGATAAGAGAGTGATCCCTGCACAGTACCAGCGGATCTTTGCTGTATTCCTGTTACGACAAAAGCGGGGGACGATTCTCAAGACCTTTGGTGAGGGGTTGGCACGTAAGGTTATCAATGGGCGAATCTATGGGTCGTTTGCAATCAGTCGTGCGCGAACGGGGCGGATGAGTTCATCAGGGCCCAATCTCCAAAACATGCCCAACAGTAACGCCTTTCGAGGACTATTTGTTGCACCTGCTGGCAGGAAGATGGTGATCTGTGACTACTCACAGGTTGAGGTGCGTGCGGCAGCTGAGCTTGCTGATGAGAGGGTTCTGAAAGAGATGTTCAGCAATGGTGAGGATATGCACCAGGCAACCGCTGCGGTGATGTTTAAGGTGTCATTGGAGAAAGTAACCAAACGGCAACGTGCTCAAGCCAAGGTGGTTACTTTTGGCCAACAGTATGGAATGGGTGCTGCACTGTTGGCAAAGCGACTCAAGGTGAGCCAGTCTGAGGCTGATACCTATATTGATTCATGGGAGAAGAAGTACCCAACGCTGAATCAGTGGCGAAAGGAGCAGTATCGTTTTGGTCGGGAGAAGGGGTATTTGATCACTGCAGGTGCCCGCCGGGTGGATGTTGGGAAGAATCCTGCGCCTTCGGTCTGCTACAACTACCCGGTCCAAGGGGCTGCTGCCGATGTAATTTATGCAGCACTGGCAATCCTTGAGGAGATGCTGCGCTCATACCCGTCCAAGATCCTTGCAGTTGTGCATGATGAGATTGTGGTTGAGGTGGAGGATGCTGCTGCAGAGAATGTTGCATTGATTGTTGAGGACGCTATGACTCAGGGGTTCTTACAGATATTCCCCGGGGCTGACACCAATAAGTTGGTCGACGCATCAATTGGCTCTAGTTGGGCTGCCAAGTAATGGGGAGATCACAACGGATCAAGGGGAGAGCAGGGGAGCAGGAGGTTGCACGGATGCTTCGTGATGAGGGGTTTGATTGCTCTCGTAACCTGCAGCAGTGGGCCAATGGCGGGCATGATGTGCTGCTGGATGGAGTTGCTCTGGAGGTAAAGCGAGCCAAGGAGAGATCTATTGGTTCATGGTGGCGGCAGTGTTGTGATCAGGCTAGTAGTGGTTTGATCCCTGTCTTGATGTACCGTCTGGATCGGCAACATTGGAGAGTAGTGGTGCCGCTGGAATGGGTGAATGATGATCTGGTATCTGATTGGAAGGAACTTACCTATACGGCCGAGCTCTCCTTCAACGGATTTGTGATGCTCTACCGGGAGAAGGTTTGTGAGTAGTGTTGAAATGCTCTCCAGGTTAACTGCTGGGGCAATCTCATTGGATGGATGCTCTCCTGCTACTGGTGAAAAACTGGAGCATAGTGATATTGCTGCTGCACTCTCAGGGCTCCCAGGATATCTTTACGATATTGCTGCAGCCTATTACTGCCTGGATAACTATGGAAAGTTCAGAGCGATCAACGAACTTAACAGGCGGTTTGGGGATGAGGTATCTGAGGATGCAATTATGATTGCATGGAATATCTTCATTACTCCACCGCCTAATCTCGACAGCCATATGGAGCGTACACCTATCCGAAGTCGTAGAGAGATTCGTAGAATGCTACAGATCCTTTATGGATATGCTGACCAGATAGCATCACATCTGAGTAAAAACTTAGGGTATTGATCATTATATTGCGCATTAAGTATATTTCATATCTGATTGACATCTAACGAAAAGTATGATCTTATTATCCCCACGGATGTTTGCGCCTTGAACAAATGAGTTCAGGGCGTTTTTGTTTCTGCTCCACCCACCGGGAACCCCAATCGCTAACTTGTAGAGCAACAGCCGTGGTGACGTGTGGAGCGATTTATTCATAACCATTACTAAGGCCGCGCTGAGCAATCAGCCCAGAGTACAGAATGGAACGACAAACAGATAAAGAACAAGCCAGGACTGAGGCTGCCCTTGCTGGTGGTTTCGGTGGGGATCATGAGAGGAACACCTCTGGCTTGATGGTCGGTGGTCACAACAAGGGACGAGACCGGGTCAGCGACAAGCAAATGGCCTTTGTTCGCTCTTATGCACGGCATCACGTTGGAGCCAGAGCAGCTAGAGAGGCTGGCTATTCTGAGTCGAGCGCAAAAAGCATAGGTACCCAGCTCTTGGCAAAAGAGAAAATCCGGACGGCTCTCGCGGCAGAGGAAGAACGTATCGAAAAGTCATTCGATATCAGCCGGGAGGCGATTCTCAAGGGGATCTTCAATGAGACCACGGACAGCCAGGCCGGTATCCGTTTGAAGGCGTGGGAGCTACTGGGGAAGGCTAAGGGGGTGTTTGTGGAGAAGCAGCAGCAGACTGGCTCTGGAATTGTCTTCAATCTGAACCTACAGGGGGCTCCAATAGGGGTAATCGGCACAAATGAGGCACAAGAGGTCAATAACCTATTGAATAATGAGGGAAGTCGGGAAGGTAAAATACCTCCGGCACCCTCTCTACCAGTGATGGTGAACGGCTATTCTGGTGAAGTTGAGGTGATTGATGAGTCTGGAAGGGGAGAAAAAAAGGATCCCTAGTTGGCCGGGTGGTTGATAGAAAGTTGACCCCCGGGATAGCGGCGTACTCTCACTGCCCCCGTGTACGTCAATATATAGTGTTTGGCTCAGGAAATTTTAGTGGGCCTACAGGTAGCGGCTATTTGCTTAATTGCTGCCGTGGCTTGCCGCGGTAAATACAATACACCATTGGTGAATGTGCCATAAAGATTGGTTGAGTAAGATCACAAATCGAGGAGATTGCTCTGGTATAAAGCAATGCTCCTTTTTTGATGTTTGGACAATCTGTTTGTAGGTTTCCATCGGTAGTGTAACAAACCGAGTCAGGATCCTCTTTGAAGATAGGCCATTGCACTGCCGATACTGAGAAGCTGAGACCGACCAACACGATTATCGCCAATAATTTTTTCGCCATTTTCTCCTCCTTGTAGGAACCAGTATGAATATATCTTATCAGGCGGAGGCGACTCCGGCTCGCTTTCACTCGTCTGATGATTTCATCCGGGGGTTGATGGGGCCGGTGGGTTCGGGGAAGTCGGTGGCTTGTGTGATTGAGATTCTGCAACGGTCGCTAACTCAGCAGGCGCATAACAATGTTCGAAGTTCTCGATGGGCGATCATCAGAAACTCCTATCCAGAGTTGAAGACCACGACCATCAAGACCTTTGAGGAGTGGATTCCGTTTGCCAAGATCAACTGGCAGCCACCGATTGTGGCGAAGATCTCTATTCCCGATATTGGTGATGGGAGTGGGGTTGAGGCAGAAGTGCTGTTTCTGGCGTTAGATCGGCCACAGGATGCAAAGAAGCTGCTCTCACTAGAGCTAACCGGGGCATGGATCAATGAGGCCCGTGAGGTGCCCAAGGATATTCTGGATGCCCTGACCGGACGTGTCGGTCGTTATCCCGCCAAGATGAGGGGTGGCCCTTCGTGGTCAGGGATCTTTATGGACACCAACCCGCCATCACAGGATTCATGGTGGTACCGGTTGGCAGAGGAGGAGCTGCCGAAAGGGTGGAGGTTCTTCAAACAGCCGGGGGCACTGATTCGTCGGGATGATGGGATCTATATACCCAACCCGAGTGCAGAGAATGTGCAGAACCATACCCTCGGATATGAGTATTGGGAGCGGCAGATACCGGGCAAGCAGGATAACTGGATCAAGGCCTATGTGCTCGGTGATTACGCTGACAACATGGACGGCAAGCCGATCTATGCGCAGTTCAATGACACCCTTCACGTAGGCGATACCAAGGTGATCCCTGGAATCCCGATCTATATTGGGCTGGATTTTGGCCTCACCCCGGCAGCCGCCATTGTACAACTGACCCCTAGAGGGAGAGTTAACGTACTTGATGAGATTGTCTCTGAGGATATGGGGATCAAACAGTTTACCGAGTCCCTGCTGCTACCGATGCTCAAAACCAAGTACAGGGATTGCGGCTGGAACATTGTGGGTGACCCGGCTGGGGTGAAGCGTGCCGATACCGATGAGCGCACGGTGTTTGATGAGTTACGCACCTTTGGTCTGATTGCCCAACCGGCTAGCTCCAATGCGCCGCAGGCACGATGGGAGTCGGTACGGCAGTGGCTTAACCGGATGAGTGATGGAGAACCCTCTTTCAAACTAGATCCATCCTGTCGATCCCTGCGCAAGGGATTCAATGGCGGATATCGATTCAAACGAATGATGGTGGCAGGGGAGAGATACTCCGACAAGGCTGACAAGAACCAGTACAGCCACTGTCATGACGCACTGCAGTATGCCTTTATGGGGATTGGTGAGGAGATCAAGGCGGGCCCAGTACCCGAGCTGGAGATACATACCGTTGCGGATGCAGTAGTCGGTTACTAATGACTGCAGTGGTTACATCTTTTTGAAGAGTTGGGCATGGGAGCCGATTCGAGCAAGCGTGATACGGTCCCCATCCAGTTTGTAGATGAGCAAGAGGTCACCCCCTAAATGAAATTCCCGGAAATCACGCCACTCTCCGGTTAATGGATGATCTCTGGATTCCGGGGGGAGGGTCTTTTCCTCAAGTAGTGCAGCGATATAGAGAAATAGCTTTTCAGTCTGTTGGTCTGTAGAGCGTACTTTGAGAAAGTCTTTCTTGAACTGTTTGTGCCGGAACAGCCTTCTCATAGTTGGTCTGCTTCTTGATGAAGTTGATCGAGGGTGATCTCTTCAACTCCATCACCACCACGGATCTCGCGCAGTGTGTTTTCGGTCTCCTGGTTGGGGAGCTTGACATGAAATGGAAGTCCTCTGTTTAAGACCACCATATTGGTAAAGATATTTACGGCTTCCGTAAAGTTCATGCCGAGCTGGGAGAGGATCTCCTTGGCCTCACGAAACTGATTTTCATCTAGGCGCAGACTGGTTTGCACGGTTGACATAGGAATCTCCAAATAGTCAGTATTTAATGGATGCGCATAATATACACCAAACGGTGTGCAAGATCAATAAAATAGGATGCAAGTTGTTGGATATAAATCATGCGTGAACAAATAGTAGAGCTCACCGAGATTGAGTTGCTTGAGGAGGAGGCGCGGATGCATGAGGCGCATGAGGCCTTCAAGCGAGAGATGTCTGCGCGTCTCCAGGCCTTTGGTGGGCGACTACAGGATCTGGCTGAGGAGCAGGTAGGGCAGCGCCGGGAGATTGAGAACCGTTGGCTGGAGGATATCCGTCAGTTCTCCGGCAAGTATGACTCTGCCACGCTGTCCTCGATACAGGCAGCGAAGGGGTCACAGGCCTACGTCAATATCACCCGGTCCAAGTGCAACAGTGCCGAGGCACGGCTTTCGGATATGTTGTTCCCAACCGATGACCGTAACTGGGAGATCCTCCCAACCCCGGTACCGGAGCTGGCTGAGTCACTCAATGATCAGAAGCAGGCAACCACCCCGGATGGTGCTCCCGTCTTTACCCCAGAGGGGGCGCCGGTACAGAACCGGGACATGGCCAGTGGGATTCTGGAGGTGGCCAAAGAGCGCTCCCGGGCGATGCAGGACGAGATGGATGACCAGCTTACTGAGGCACGTTACAACATCAAGTGCCGAGAAGTGATCAAGGATGCGGTGCGTCTCGGTACGGGAATTCTCAAGGGGCCTGTAGTTGTAGGGAGAACCAAGCGCTCTTGGCGACCGATGGATGATGGGGCCGGAAACCAGATCCATGTAATCGAGGTGCGTGAAGACATACGTCCCTCAGTGGAGAGGGTAGATCCCTGGAACTTCTTCCCAGATATGAGTGGGGCAGCACTTGAGGATGCAGAATTTATCTTCCAACGTCATCTGATGGGGAAGAAAGATCTCCGGGCACTAGCCAAGCGAGAGGGTTTTCTGGTTGATCAGATCCGTGAGGTGATTGAACAGGAGGAGCCCCTCTACCAAAACACCGCCTCCCATATTAACGATCTGCGCTCCATTAATGGGGTCTCTGCCAGACGAGAGGGAAGGTATGAGGTCTGGGAGTACCACGGCCCGATCAACAAAGAGGATTTGCGTGCAGCAGGATGTGAATGCTCCGAGGATGCACTCGATGAGGTGGAGGGGATCGTTTGGTTCGTCGATGGCCGAGTGATCAAGGCTGCAATCAATCCAATGGAGAGTGAGGCACGGCCCTACAGTGTCTACAGTTGGGAGAAGGATGACAGCTCGATCTTCGGGTTTGGTATCCCTTACCTGATGCGTAATGCCCAGAGAGCGATCAATGGCGCATGGCGAATGTCACTGGATAACGCTGGTCTCTCAGTGGGGCCACAGATTGTAGTCAACCCTCATGTGATCAAACCCGCTGATGGGGACTGGAATCTGGCACCGAAGAAGGTGTGGCAGATGACTGACCGTAATCGAAGTGTCCATGAGGCCTTCGGCAGTTTTGAGATCAACAGCCACTTGGGAGAGCTACAGGCGATCCTGCAGACGGCCAAATCACTGGCTGATGAGGAGACTAACTTACCCGTAATTGCTCAGGGTGAGCAGGGGCAGTACACCAGAACAGCTACAGGGATGAGTCTACTGATGAACTCCGCCAACGTAGTGACTAGACGTTCAGTAAAGAACTTTGATGATGATGTCACACGCACTTTCCTGACTCGGTTGTATGACTGGAATATGCAGAACAACGAGAAGCCGGAGATTAAGGGTGATTACTTCGTAGATGCCCGTGGATCGAGTGCGTTGCTGGCTAAAGAGACACAGGCGCAGAACCTGATCCAGTTGATGAGCATTGCCCCGCAGTATGCTGGGATTATCAAGATCCCAGAACTGGTACGTAAAACCGTACAGAGTATGCAGTTGGATGCCGTGGCGTTAGTGGCTTCTGATGAAGAGGTGGCACAGCAACAGCAGTCGGCTCAGGAACAGCCACAGGTTAGCCCAGAGCAAGAGAAGCTTCAGATGCAGGCGCAGATTGAGCAGTTGAAGGCGCAGGTAGCTCAGGAGAAGAACCAGATCGAGTTGATGAAGATCCAGTCGGATCGTGAGCTTGCACTGGCAGGTATGGCAGCAGACCGAGACATGAAGGTGACAGAGCTACAAGCCAAGCTGGGACTGGAGCAGATGCGGGCTGGCACCAAGCATGATCTCTTCAATAAAGAGGCCCAACTTAAACTGGCAACAGGACAGGGTATCTAGTGGAGATCGACAAACATTCCCCTACATGGCGCTTTGTCATTCAGTGGGCAGAGGAAGAGATCACAAACACACAGTTGGATCTGGAGATCCCCCAGACAGATTCAATCGAGAGTGAATTCATGCGGGGCAAGATAGCGGCGCTGAGAAAGCTGATCGACCTTACGGCAGTAAGCCCTGAGGTTGAGTCGGTTGAATACTAGCCCCGGAGAACTGGAAATGAGCGAAGAGAGTATTAACCAGGAGTCCCCTGATGACGAGTTTGATGCAGTATTTGATGAGATTACGAATGAGACTGATGATCCTGTTGAGGCTGGAGAGAGTTCTTCAGAAAGCGCGGATGGTAATGAATCCCCTGATCTACTACCTGAACCAGATAACGAAGAGGGTGCAGGCGAGCATTCTGAAGATACGAAAGAGTCTGAACCAGTTTCTGAGTCAATCTCCGAGATAGATCCCGATAAGATTCAGCAGGAGCGAGACTCGCTCTTGCAGTACAAAAGAAGTAATGAGGGGCGTGTATCCGCGCTCCAACAGAAGATTAACAGCCTTGAGCAGCAGTTGGTGGCTCCCCCAAAACCTACTGAACCACCTCCCGCGAATACGGATGTAACGCCGGAGCAGTGGAGTAATTTTGAGGAGGAGTACCCGGAGATTGCCAAGGCAATCAACGCCCGGATGACGACGATGGAGCAATCCGTGAGTCATACAGTGGAGGGGCAGATTGGGCAAGTTGTCCAGCCACTACAAAATGCCGAGCGAGAGAGATTTCTTCAGTCACAGGTAGCCGCACTAGATGCCGCTTATCCTGATTGGCAGGAGATTGTGAGAAGTGAGCCGTTTACCCAATGGCTCTCTGCCCAACCCACGGCAGTGCAGAAGTTCATGGAATCCGAGGACGCCAGAGATGCCTCCTTCTTGCTGGATACATACGAGCACTCCAAGCCTCAGCCTAATAGGGAGCTTGCAGCAGCAGACCCGAAAGTGGCTGAGATTCAGGCGCAACGTGAGAAGAAGCTGAAAGAGTCACAAGGAATCAAGAGTCGCCCCACACCAGGAGCCACTGGAGGAATGCCAGATGATTTTGATTCAGCCTTTGACCACTTTGTGCGTCAAAAAGAGCGTGTAAGTAGATAGTCTGATTAAGGAGAATACCCAATGGCTAATACCAACTATGGTGATATATCACCACGTACCGCTGCGTATGCGGCAACCGAGTTGCTTGAGCGAGCAACACCCCATCTTGTAATCGAGAAGTTTGGACAGGCAAAACCGTTGCCGAGAAAGTCTTCTAAGACCATCAAGTTTCGTCGTTATAACTCACTGGCCAATGCAACAACACCATTGACCGAGGGTGTAACCCCAACAGCCAAGCAGCTCACAAGTACCGATGTTTCGGCAACGATTGATCAGTATGGTGATCTGGTGACCATCACCGATGTGATTCAGGACACCCATGAGGACCCAGTGCTTAAAGAGACTGTCTCCATTATGGGGGAGCAGGCAGCCAACACTCTGGAGACGCTACGATTCAATGTGATCAAGGCGGGGACCAATGTCTCCTACTCCAATGGCGCAGCCCGTAACGCAGTCAACTCTGCAATCACCTTGAATGCGATCCGCCGGGCAACCCGTTCACTGAAGAACCAGAACGCCCGGGTGATCACCAGTGTAGTGAAGTCGACCCCATCCTATGGAACCCAGGCGATCGCACCAGCATTTGTGGCGATCTGTCATCCGGATCTGGAGGCTGATCTTCGTGGTCTACCGGGTTTCGTCTCTGCCGAGAACTACGGCACTATGACCCCATTCGAGTCCGAGATTGGAAAGGTAGAGAGTGTCCGTTTTGTCACCTCTACAGTCCTGACCCCGTGGGCTGATGCAGGCGGTACCGCAGGATCGATGGTATCGACCTCTGGCACCAAGGCAGATGTCTATCCGGTGATTATCATTGCCCGTGATGCCTACGGACTGGTTCCTTTGAAGGGCAAGTCCGGCGTTACTCCAGCGGTGGTGAACCCTAAGCCTAGCGATTCAGATCCTCTGGCACAGCGTGG